CGTTTGTAATCATTGGACTAAAAAAGCTGTTAAACGCCTGTTAACTTTTTCCTGTAAAAAAACTTATCAGTATGTTAAAATATCTGCATATCGGTTAAAGGCAGGGCAGAATAACGTTTTAAAATAAGGATTTAAAAAATGCGCGTAAGGCCTAGTCAGTTAACAAGGGTGTTAGGATACAAACCCGCTGCTGTATCAGTGGCCGTGAAGCGCGGAAAACTTAACAAGGCCCAGGACGGAACTATTGATATAACCAATTCAAAGAATAAACAATGGATTACCGAGGCTCTGTTAAAAAATAATCGAATTGTTCCTGACGACCTAACCCGGCTTTTTGAAGGCGTCCGCCTTATAACCGAAACTGAAAAAGAACAACCGCAAACCTTGCCATTGAATGAAGGCCCTGCCAGTGTAAATCAAAGCGTTTTGCTTTGTGACCCTGAGTTACAGAAAAGCACAAATGACTATAAACGCTTTCAGGCTAACAAGATGAAATATGATGCCGAGGCGGCCAGGACAAGGGCACTGGAATTGCGCGGGCAACTTGTTTCGATAAATCCATTCGGTAAATTCCTTATGGGCCTGATTGCGGCATCCAGGGAACAAGTTTTAAATTCAATCCCTAATATTGCCCAACTTGTGCTTGACGAAATAAAAAGCGGTTTAGACCTCAATAAAACTGATTCTGAAATGCTGCTTAGTCTTAACGATGTATGGACAACTGAAATCGAAAAAATATTTATGGCAATGGATACGGATATAAAAACAAGGATTCAACATGCAAAGAGAAAAACAAAGGAACAGGTTTTAGAGGAAAATGCAGCATGATTTTCTTGAACTCATATCTTTGTTTGAAATATCTGAACTTGATTTCATCGAAACCAGTATTGATGATTTACCTAAAGGCAAATCACTTCTCAATATGGTTGAATGGGCAAAAGAAAAACGTTATTTGCCTCCAGAGCTTACGGCCAGCCCAGGAAAATATGATTGGACTAAAGCCCCGCATTTAATAGAGCCTGCCTTAGAACTATCGCCGACAAGTGCAACACGACAAGTCATAGTATGTAAAGGCGTCCAGATAGGTGCTACAACGGGCCTGATTGAAAACTTTATAGGATTCACTATAGACAGTGACCCTTGCGGAATGCTCTATGCCCGAGAAGAAAAAGAGGCGGCGGAACTTGCAATGGAATTGCAGGTCGCAAGGATGCTTGAACATAGCGAGCTTGAAGATAAAATATTATCAAACCAGAGGGAAGGAAAAGCCGGAAAGAAAACAGGCGATAGAAAACTATTTAAGCAGTTTCCCGGAGGTTTCCTGCTTGCCATCGGAGTTTTAAACCCGAAAAAAGCGCGTTCTAACCCTGTCAGAAAATTATTAAGGGACGAAATAGACGCATGGCCTCTAGAAACAAATGAGGGAGATCCCTTAACTCTTACCGAAAAGAGAACAATCACATTCAGACATACAAAAAAGATATGCGACATATCAACGCCACTGTCAGCACAAACCTCGAGGATTTACAAGTTACTGCTTGAATCGGATTTCAATAAACGTTTTGTGCCTTGTCCTTTTTGTGGTGAATACCAGGAGCTTGTCTGGTATGACGAGGAAAATGATACCGGATTCAGATATGAAACAGACGATGATTATATTTTGATTCCCGGCAGTACACATTACCGCTGCCGATACTGTGAAAAGGGAAAGAAGCACGGAATAACCGAACCATATAAACACAAGATAATGAATGCCGGTGAATACAGGCCCTCGCAAAAAACAAAAAGACTCCTGACAAAAGGCTATCACATTCCATCCTGGTATTCTCTTTTTGAATCATGGGATGAAATCGCCGCCGACTGGATAGCCGCGCAAAAAGATAAATCATTACTCAGGACGTTTAAGAACCTCAGAATGGCAATACCCTTCGAGGAGGTAGAACTCAGCCCGAAACCTGAAATGCTCAAGGGCAAGCAAAGGGATTATCTGCCATGGATTGTCCCGAATGATATTGCTATCAAGGATGGAAACGGGCCTATACTTTTACTGACGTGTTCAGTTGACGTGCATAAGAAAAAGAAAACATCGGAGGGAAGGCTTGACGTTGAAATATTGGGGCACTGCCGAAATGGAAGCACTTACAGTATTTTATGGCAAAGGCTCGAAGGTGACACGGAGGCATATTGGTTTAGGGAATATTCAGCGGCTTACCAGGCAGACCCGGAAGCGTTAAAAGAAAATACATGGTATAGGCTAGAGCATGACATACTGGCAAAGCAGTTTGTTGCCGATAATGGCAAAACAGTTTATCCGATAAGATTGACGGGCGTTGATATGGGTTATGAGCCCTACATGGTACAAACCTTTTGCAAGCAATTTGAATTCGGAGTGATACCTATTTGGGGTTTTGATAAATTCAAAGACCTTGCCGCAACGTTCAAGGAAAAGAAGGGCGACCACGGCATATATTTTCAGATAATAGTTGACAGGTATAAAGACAGACTAGCCGACCAGATGGCCTTGAAGTGGGCAGGACATCCGATGCCGCAACCTTCGGGTTACATGAACTATCCTTATGGGGATCCATACAATAAAGAATACTTCGACATGTACGGCGGTGAAAATAAAATCAATGTCTATGATGAAAGAACGGGACGGTTTCTAGGCACTCGCTGGACAAGGAAATATTCAAAAGTGCCTAACCATGCATGGGATTGCCGGGTTTACAATATGGCATTGCTTGATATATTCGTTTACCTTACATGCCAGGCGATGAACATTCAAGGGCTTGATTACAAGACGGTGTTTGATGCCCTTGAACAAGATATTGCTAAATAAAATTCATTTTGTTATAATCCTTCAATGGCAATAAGCGATACCATAACGGAACTTCAAGAGGAATTAGCAAGCGTTAAAGCCGCAATACTCAAGGCCGAGAAACAACAGAATTACAGCCTTGACGACGGCCAGGGTAAGATGAGCGTCGGCCGTGCAAACCTCCAGACACTTTATGATGAACGCGACCGCCTCAGAAAAGAGATATTAGAACTTCAAAACATACAAGATGAAAAACCAATTGGCTTTTATGGCAGAACTACCTAAACATGAATAATCCCCTTGCCATAGCCAAAGGCCTCGCGGGGATGGTTTTAGGCAAGAGCAATTCAGCTATCAGCCGCCGTGCATCCAATATGAAAAACGTTATGGCGGAATCAAACTATTTCGATGCTATTCATTATCTTTATACCGGAGAGAAATTCCCGGGCGGCCTTGGCATGGATAAAAATTATGAGGTTGTAAATCTCCGTGAACTTCAAAGACACAGCCTTAACCTCTGGCGCGCAAATCCGATAGCTAATATGATATTCAACCGCCTTGAAACAAAGGTGATAAACGACGGACTGAACCCGGATGCATTGCCAGAGGCAAAAATACTCGGATTCACGGAGGACGATGAATTTTTAAGGACATGGTCGGAATCCGTTGAATCATTCATACGTCTTTATGCCCTGATTCCAGAGGTCGTTGACGAGGCAATGCGCGATAACCTTTATGAAAAGCAGCGTCAGGCATACAGCACGGCGAAACTTTCAGGCGATTGCCTCAGAATAACAAGGATAGACCCGGTAACGCGACTCCCGAGAATACAGCTAATTGATGGTTACAATATTTCAACGCCTCTTAATATGATAAGGGGCATCAATCCGAATACCGGAAACGATGTTATAGACGGCGTCGAGATCAACTCAAGGGGCATCGAGGTTGGTTATTGGGTAAGGGCAAAGGCCTTTAACCCTAACCTTGTATATTCAATTGAGGGCATGGATTACGTTTTCATTCCAGCTTTCGGCCCTAACAGCGGCCGCCGCGTGGCAAACCTTGTTTTCGGCTCAAGAATGAGAGTGAACGAATATAGGGGGATGCCTCTGCTTGGATGTTCAATCCAGATGCTAAAGCAGATAGATACGACCCTTGACAATTCACAGCTTGCGATGGCACTTGATAACCAGTTAGTGCTTTCGGTTGTCACGGATTCAAACGCGCCCCGGGATGCATCCGATATATTGAAGCAAGGCCCATTACGCCGCATGGCAAGCAATGAACAGACAGTTACAAATACAACGGCGGACGGGACACAAAGAGTTGTCGAATTCAAGCAGCTAGGGCCGGGGCTCATGATTGAAGGATTAAAGCCAGGGCAGAAAATAGAGAGCCATAACACAAGGCATCCTAACCCGGACGTTACAAAGGCGGTAATGGCAGGGGTGCATATTTCCGGCGCGGCTGCCGGTGTTCCGCCTGAAATACTCATGCTTATGTTCAATAACAATTTCTCGGCATCGCGCCAGGCGGTAAATGAATTCGACGCTATAAGGCGCAAGGAGCATTCACAGTTTAATCCTACATTCAATGAGCCTGTTTACCGTGATATAGTTATAGGGCTTGACCTGACAGGCAAGCTGGTAACTCCGAGCCTTTTCGATGCCATGAGAAGAAACGACCACCTGACAGTGCAAGCATGGATGAATGCCAACTGGTCTAGCACTGCCGAGCTTTCGGTCGATATGCTAAAGCACGTTAATACGTTTGAAAAGGCATTTGAAAACGGCCTGACCGACAGGGATGCCATATCTTTAAAGTATTTCGGCGTAAGGCATGAAAAGGTTGTTGCCCGCCTAAAGCGGCAGAATGTTGCACTTGCCGATGCAATCAGGCCGATAAAAGAGCTTGAAAAGTCACAAGGAGGTTGATATAATCATTCATGTTTGAACTTTGGGCTATAGATGAATATGCTTTCAAGATGATTCAAAGCATCCTGAACGGCAATAACGCCGCCTATCAGGATCCTTCCATTGCAGGAAATATCACAGTACCGCGAAACGATTACAAGCTGAACGTCAACGACGGCATAGCTGTAATACCGATTCAGGGAATACTGACAAAATCGGCCTCTGGCTTTGGCTTAATCAGGATGCTTCTAGGCGGCACTACATATCAGGAAATAGTGCAAGGCATTCAGGAGGCGGAATCAAGGGCGGATGTTGAAAGGATATTGCTTGACGTTGACAGCCCAGGTGGCACGGTTGCCGGAGCTTTTGCTGCCGCCGATGTAATAAAGAATGCATCAAAGCCGGTCGAGGCCAGGATATCAGGGCTTGCCGCAAGCGGAGCATATCTGCTTGCATCGCAGGCAGACAAGATAACCGCCGAGAATCCGGCAGACAGAATAGGCAGCGTGGGCGTAAGAATATCAATGATAACGTCTGACAACGTTATCGACATCACTTCAACAAAGGCCCCTTTCAAGGCCCCTGACGTAAAGACGCAAGCAGGAATTGAAAAAGTACGAGAAGAACTTGATATGGTACATGACCATATGGCAAGTGCTATCGCAAGGGGCCGTGATATAACGCCTGATATCGTAAACAGCGAATTTGGCAAGGGCATGACATTGACCGCCGATATAGCCTTAAGGCGCGGCATGATTGACGCAATAGAGGGCGGCGAAGATATGACAATACAGAGCGGCAGGATAGGGGCAAGCGCTTTGGTAAGAAAAGACGGCAATGAACCTTCAGCCGGTACGCCGCCTTTTCAGGATTTCGAGATTATAGAAAAAGCATGGGATTCAACCGCCGCGTTAAGGCGTGTAAGGCGTTTTACCAATTCAACCGACAGCCCTTCGGCCGATTACAAGAAAGCGTTTTTCTGGTATGACCCGGCCACAAAAGAGAACTTCGGGGCGTACAAGCTGCCTTTTGTTGACGTTGTAGACGGGAAGCTGGTCGCAATCAGGCGCGGAGTATTTGCCGCAAACGCCGCAATGTCAGGAGCGCGCGGCCAGCGTCCAGACATTCCCGAGAGTGACAGGGCGGCAGTGCAAAGGCATATAGACAGATACCGCAATAAAATAGCAAAGCAGGACAACGAAAACCAGAGAACACAAAAAGGAGGTTTTACAGGAATGAGCCTACAGGATATTTTCAGGGACAACCCCGAAGCCAAGGCCGAGCACGAGGAGGCAGTAAAAAAGGCAGTTGAAGGTGAGCGCACGAGGGTATCCGCGCACTTGAAGAACATCGAGCATTCAAAGGACGTGGTTATCAAGAGCATAACCGAAGGCAAGCCCTTTGATGAAAGCGCCATTTCAACCTATATGAACGCGGCCGCGAAGCACAAGGCGGGAGAGGACGCCACGGCAGATAACCTTGAAGGCCTTACACCCGAAGGCCAGGGCGGCGGCCAGGACGGCATGAGCGACCTGGAAAAGAAGAACATGGCCATTCTTGACGGGCTGCTTGCCGGTTAAGCGAAAAGAAAAATAAAAAGGAGGATTATATAGATGGGAACCGAGAGGGATACAAGGCAATTCAGGGCCGGTAACAATATTTACCGGCGCGTGATAGTCAAGAGCGCCGGGGCCGAAACGCTCAAGCCCGGCGCGGTAATGAAGTACGACCCGGCAGACGACAAGTGGCTGCTTTACACTGGCGCTGCCGCCGAGGATGCCCGCGCCGTTCTGGCAATAGATGAGGACATAGTGGTCGCAGGGGCCGGTGAAAGGACACTGCCTATCTGCATAGGCGGTAAGGTATTCACGGACAAGCTGGATATTTTCAGCGGCGCATTCGCGATAGACGATAGGCCCAATGGCGCAGTCCTGAGCATCCGTGAACAGCTAAGGGACGTTACCATTCACGCGATAGACAGTACCGAGCTTACGGGCTTTGATACTCCCTAGTATCGAAGCTAAAAACTGAAAACGCTTTTAAAGGAGGATAAAGAAAGATGCTCAATCCAGAATTCGCAACCAAATTCGGGCGGCTTGTCCAGAAAACGCGCCGTCCGACAAACGGACTCATGAACCTTTTTCCGCTTGAGCCCGATGGCATATTCTCGGGCGAAGTGGTGGAGTACGATATAACCAAGAGCCTTGAGGCTATGGCTCTGCCCGTCAGGCGTGGCGGCCCGCCCAGGATAAACACGGCAGACCGCTTTATAACGCGGGAATTCAGACCTCCTTACTACTCAGAGGAAAGGCCCTTCAATATCGCCGACTTCGCCGCGCGCGGCGCGGGCATGACAAAGTATGATGCGGGCGACATGAACAAAACCCAGGCCCTCATGCTCAAGATAGCGACGGATTTCGGCCGTATGCAGGACAAGATTGACCGTGGCATCGAGTGGCAGGCCGCCGAGATATTACAGAAAGGCAAGATTCAGTTTTCGGTATTCGCCGCCGTGCTGGGCGATTCCGTTCAGGATCTTGACTTTGAAATGTCCGCAGACCTTTTCCCGCAGGCCGTGGCATCATGGGCGGGCGCGTCAGACAAATTCGCAGACCTCGCGGCCCTTGCAAACAAGATAAGGGAAAAGGGCCTTGTCGACCCTGACAACATCATATTCGGAAAAGCCGCTTTCCGTTATTTCATGGGCGACGACGACGTCAGGGCCGAGCTTGACAACCGCCGTGTGGAAAAGGGCATGATAGAGCCCTCGCCGATAGCAGGAAACGGCATGAAGCGCCTCGGCCGTTTCATCATTGACGAATACGAATACACGCTCTGGCTTTACACGGGCAAGTACAACGATCCTGTGACCGGCAACCTTGTGCCTTACATCAATGACAACAATGTTGTCATGTTCGCCTCCGCCGCCGACCGCCGCCGCTATCACGCTGGCGTTGACGTGGTAGTGCAGGCAGAGGCCGAAATAATGTCACTCCTGCCGGGCCGTGTGACAACCATAGCGACCCGTCAGGCAATGGACTTTATGCCCACTGCCAGGACGGAGGGCAAGTCAACGATAATCGGCATAGACAGCGCGCCGCTGCTTGTGCCCACAAACAACGGCGGCCACGGTTGCCTTGAAGCCATATTCTAGAAGGAGGCAACATGGCAAAAGAGAAAATATATATTGTGGGTGACAGATCAATATCCTCCGGTCACGAGGTACACGGCCCCGGCAAAGTGGTAACGTCTAAGATAATGGGCGTATCGCAGGAGATATTTGACGGCCTTGTGAAAAAGGGGCGCGTCAAGGAAAAGACCGAAGCTGCCACAAAGACGCCTCCTCCCGGCGAGAGCAAACAGGATGTCATTGTCAAGGCTATAGGCAGCCTTTACAATGACAAGGGTGAACCCATAAACACGGCCGATTTCACGGCGGACGGCAAACCACAGGTGACGGCCCTTCATGCCCTGCTTGAAAACACGGCCGGTTTTGAGGATGGTATAACCGCCGCCGAGCGCGACGAGGCATGGGCTGCTTTTTTAAGGACAGCCGAGGCCGGTAACTAGATACCCCGGAAGGAGGGCAGGAACGGTGAGCCTTTTTGATTCGGCAATTGACGATGCAAGAGAAATCATCGAAGATGTCGACGGCTTTTCTGTTCCTGCCCTCATTATCAGTCCGCCCCCTGAGAATACCGAATACGGAACACTTGACCCGTTGAACACGGATAATATTATACGCGCATTCATAGGCGACCATTTTACCCAGCACGATCCCGACCAGGGCATACCACAGGCGGGCGTCAATGCAAAGGCATCATTCCACCTTAAAACGCTTTTGGACAAGGGCGTTATAACGGAAGTCTCGGACATAAAACTAAAGAACTGGAAAATATCATGGCTAGACCCCGCAAGCGGCGCGCGCCGTGATTTCAAGATAGAATTCACCTTGCCCACAAAAACGCTAGGACATGTTGTGTTCATTTTAGGGGAGCTTGAAATAGAATGAAAAAGATAACCATTGCGGACAAGGCCTTTGAAGCAGTCAAAGCGGAAGCATCTGGAAATTTAACCTCTGACCACTGGATAGGACAGGACGAAAACGGAAAGCCATATGTCATATGTTCTGACAATGAAATGCATTTTGACAATATGGGTTATGTTTCCGTTGCTTATGTGCCCGAGATACCCGAGGAGGTTTTATAGATGGCATCCTTTCCGGCATGGATAACACAACCAAGCACAAATAGCAGAACAATAACTTATCCGGCAGCAGCAAACCTTGCAGACTTTATTGATACCATAGAGGCTGCAATTTTGACTATGGGCTGGATATTATTTGACGTGGCGGCAGGTGCAAACGCCAGGGCATACAGGGCATTCAATAAGGACGGCATATCTTACAAGTACATAGTGCTTGACTATGACGCTGCCGGTTATCTTATGCTCAAGGTCTATGAAAGCTGGAACGAGTTAACACATGCAGGAACAAACCTAGCATATGGCAGTGATACGACAGCATATGCCCAGCTTGTTGATTTGGTGGCTGGAGGTAAGATGCATATATTTGCCCAGGCAAGTTATATGTTCCTGCTTTCGGAAGTCAACGGGGAAATCGGAAACAATCAAAACGGTTTTACCTGTATCTGTGAAACCATGCGTGATAATCCAGAGGACACGGTAGCTGCCGGATATCCGCCTTATATATGGACATCCGCCGCTGGGATAAATGCAGTATCTAGTGCATTTATGCTTGCATTTTGCCGGACACGCCTTGGTAATACCGGAATTCAGGCAACCATTTATGCCGGTTTTCTGACTGACTTTGGACAGATGGGCCGTTACAATCTCAGGGGCCTCGATACTGGCAACTATGGAATACACGGAACAACTGTACCTGGCAGTAATCATCCATGGAGTGGAAAAGTAATAGCATCTAAAATGGTAGCTTATTTCGGTCAAAGTACAATTTCATGGGAGATCAGGGGCCGTGTAACAGGCATGATACTTCTCGGGCAATATTCAAATGGCGTGGTTTTTCCATTCACGGATGAAACAATATTCAAGATTGACAATGATGGTTTCCCGAATCCGGCAGGCATTGACTCCGAGCATTGGATATTGGGCAATAACGGAACAGTAAGAGTAGCTATACCTAAATAATGGCTATTATTGATGTTGGCATAGTGTTACCTAATCCAGGGCTTATAAGTATTTTTAAAACTTTTGTCATTGATGAAATGCGTACATGTTCTGATGTATTCGAACCTCCCGAGCCCTTCAATCCGGTAATCGACAACTACATAATGCCGATGATTGCGGAAATAGTCAGGGATCAGATAGCGTTAATTATCATAGGTGAACTCAATAACCATAAAACGCTTGCAGAAAATCTGGCGGCGACACAGCCTGAAACGCTTGTAGGGAAGCAGGCCCTTTGGGATCTGGAAAACGGCGTTTATGATGTCCTTTCAAACTTCTTTATAGAAAAGGGAACCAAGTTTGACAAAAGCGAACTCCCGGGAATAAACATTTACTATAACCGTTCTGATTATCCTGCCGACAAGGGCGATGCAATCAACCGTCAGGTAGCTAATGCATCTTATACAATTGAGGCACACATAACCGCAAAACACAAACAAAAGAATGATGAAATAAAATACGGCGATGAAAAGGCGGCAAGAGTGGCCGCGCGTATAATTGGGCTTATCAGGGCAATCATAATGTCAGGCCAGTATGTGAGGCTTGGTTATTCAACACAGGATAACGTTATTTGGCAAAGGTGGGTTAACAGCGTCGATGTATTTCAGCCTGATTATCAGGAGAACGATGCCGTTCACGGGACGGTCGGAATTCTTAACGCCACAGTGATGTTTAACGAAATTGGCCCGGCAATAAGCGGAGAAATTTTGCAAAAGATAATTACTGGAATAAATGTTAAACTAAGAACTGCCGATAATGGCAAAGTTATATCAATGGAAACCACAGGAGGTTAGTGATGATAAGCAACGCAATACCAGAGGATGCTATCGCAAGGGTTATCGGAACAAAGCTGGAATTCATAGACTTGCGGAACATTCCGCAGCGTATGCCCGTTCAGGTCGCATTGCTTGCGCCTGTTTCAGCGGCAGCCGAGGCAGGACTTGCGGAAAACATAGGCATTGACTTCCAGACTGCCCGCGAAATCGGCGAGGCCGTGGGCTACAAATCGCCCGCATACAGGGCCGCGCGTATGCTCAGGCCCGAAACTGGAGGCGGCCTTTCAACCATAAGGACAACGCTATTTCCCGTCAAGGCGGGCGACGGAGTAGCGGCGGCAGGTGTACTCGCGATAAACATTGCCGCCGTGAATCCGGACAAAAACATAACGCATTACATAAAGGCCAACGGCCGCCGCATTCCTTTTGTGGTGCTGAAAACGGACGACGTTACATCGCTTGCAAACCGCATCAAGGACACTCTCGATGCGGCAATAAAATTCAATACCGTCGACAGCGTTGTTCAGGCCGCCGTGGGCAATGACATTGACATTAACCTTACGGCAGGATGGAAGGGCGAAAGCGGAAACGAAATAGACATTTCCATCGAGGCGGACGACTTCGCGGGAATAATCTACACAAACCCCGTTTTCGCGGGCGGAGTAGGCACATATGATGTTTCAGCGGCCCTTGCCAACTTCGGGGAAACATGGTACAACGTGGTAGTCAACGCGGTTGACGTTGCGGAAACCGTACTCGACCAGCTTGAGGATTTCAACGGATCGGCAGAACTCGACACTGGAAGATGGAACGCGCTGGTAACAAAGCCTTTCGTTTCATTTTACGGGACAAACGAAAACGACAAGGACGATATAGTGCTTGTCCCGGATACGCGCAAGGCAGACATGACAAACAGCAAAGTGCCCGCACCGGGATCTCCGGGCTTCACTTTCGAGATTGCGGCTGCATTCGTCCTGCAAATTGCCCTGACGGTTACGCAGAATCCGCCGAAGTCTTACAGCGGCAAGGGCCTGCTTGATGTGCCAGCACCCGCAAACCAGGCGGACGCCGGAGATTTCAACGATTACCTGTCACGGGATTTCATCGAAAGCAAGGGCGTTTCATCGGCAACCCTCAACAACGGCGTCTACTACATAGAGGACGTGAATATGCATTATCATCCTGACGGTGAAAATCCGGCAGCAAGCCCTTATTTCAGGGTAGTGAACGTGCTCGGACGTTCCATGAACGTTATCTACCAGTACAGGGTGCTTGAAGAAAGCGCCCTCATGGACAAGATACTGGTCGAGGATGTTACGCAGACAAGCAATCCCGAGGCAATAGACCCCAAGAAATGGGCAAGCATAGTCCGTGAATTCATAACGGACTTGCAGACGGAAGGCATAACCACGAGGGCGGACGAATCCAGGGATACGGTTTTAACCGGCATAGGCGCTCAGAACCCTGAGCGCGTGGAAACGTCCTTTTCTCTCATATACTCCGGCAACGTGCGCCAGGCCGACTCGACGGTACGCTGGGGCTTTAACTTCGGCGGATAGAAAAAAAGAAAAATAAAGGAGGCATATCAACATGGCACAGGGCGGTGATTTAATAAGCGTATTCATAAAAAGGCCTGACGGACAGACAAAAAACTTTTCCGTTGCCACTGGCGGCGATAACAGCCGCATAATTGGCGGCCGCTTCACGGAGGAGGTTGAGGCAAACGGCGATGGAAGCATGAGGGATATTATGCGCGTGAGGCCCGGAGAGCGCGAGGTCGTCCTGAACGTTGACGATTCAAACGGCGACCATGAATGGCTGCTTGAGGCGTCCAGGGCAACAGCGCTTTCAACGGTCAGTTACGAGCATATCAGCGGCAGCATATACACACACAAGGCAAAACCCACGGGTGATATGGCAAAGAACGACGGCAATTCAACCGTAACCGTTATGTTCAAGGGTACGGAACTAAAAAAGGACGTATAACAGGAGGGCACAGGCATGGACAAGGCAGGCGGCAAGACTCAGGATATAGCAAAGGTGGATACGGAAGCGGCAGAGCTTGAGGTTAAGAAATTCCTTGACCTTAAGCGTATTCCCGAATCCAAGAGGGAACAGACCTTTGAGCAGAACATCAAAGATCTTATAAGGCTTGTTGAAAGCGGCGCGCTTACTTTCGATTTCGAGAAAAAGCGCGCGACATACAAACTGGCAGTACCCCTGAGCCCGCGCGAATCCGGCAAGATAGAGAGCCTTTCAATGCGTTTTTTCATAGGCGTTAACCAGGCTTTCAATTCCTTTAAGGATATCGAGATAGGCGCGGTCGACGAAAGAGCGCTTGCGATGGTTTCAGCGCTTTCCAATATCCCGAGACAAATTCTCAAGAATGCGGAAAACGAACTCGGGGATAAGGGGCTTGATACTGGCGACCATGCAAGCCTCAGATCATACGCGCTGTTTTTTCTCGCATGATATAAGCGCGGCACATGACAAGATAGTATCAGTTGCCGCAACGTTTCACTTTTCGCCACAGGCGATAGGGGAGCTTGAAATAAGCGATGTACCATTATACGGACTTGATTACTGGTACGATGCAGCTAAACAGATAGACAATAAGATAAACCCGCGAGGGCAGAATGTCTGATTTTGCAGTAAGCAGTGCATATACTGCTATAGACAAAACGACCAGAGTTTTAAAACAGATTGCCCGAAGCGGTAAGATTGCGGCATCAGGCATGGCCGGGCGCTTCAAACAAATGAGCGCCTCGGCCGTGCAGTCTTTCAAAAATGCCCGCGTCAAGATTTCCGCTATCATTTCAAAGCTGGAACGAAAAACTGAGACATTCGGAAAAGGATTCAAAAAGGCATTTGGTGCTGGTATAGCTATTGCCGGTATTGCAGGCTTTACACTTGTGGCCCAGGACGCTATAAAAACGGGCCTTGAGTTTGAACAGACAGTCGTTAACGCTGCCGCAAAGTTTCCGGGCGCTATACGTCCGGGGACAAAGGAATTTGAAGCATTAGAGGCCGCCGCGCGAGACGTGGGCGCAACGACGGAATTCACGGCGGCGGAAGCAGCTTCCGGCCTTAATTTCCTTGCTATGGCAGGAATGAACGCCGAGCAATCGGTCGCGGCGCTTCCAAAGGTTGTCGATCTGGCAACGGCGGCACAAACAGACCTGGCAACCGCAACCGATATCGCAACGGATACGCTGGGCGCTATGGGACTTGCTACAAAGGACGCTTCCCAGCTTTCGATGAACCTCGCGCGCGTCAATGATGTTCTGGCAAAGACTGTAACAACATCCAATACGGATATGATTCAACTGTTTGAGACAATCAAGCAGGGCGGCCCCGTGGCGACAAGCGCCGGTGCGTCAATAGAACAGTTTTCAGCGCTTGCCGGTGTTCTGGCGAATGCGGGAATCAAGGGTGGCGATGCCGGAACAACGCTTAAAAACGTTTTCCTGAGACTTGCAGCCGCAACTCCACAGGCCGCAAAGCAGCTTAAAAAGCTGGGCGTGAGGACACAGGATTCATCCGGCAATATGCGGGACATCATAGATATACTGGACGACCTTGATAAATCAACGCGCCGCCTTGGATCCGCCGAAAAGGCCGCCGCCCTCAATCAGATATTCGGCAAGATACCTATTGCAGGTGTAAACATCCTCTTGAAAGAGGGCGCGGACAGCATGAGAGAATATCAGAAACAGCTTGAGAATGCATCTGGCTCTGCTTTTGATATGGCATCATTAATGAGATCTACAACTTTAGGCGCTTTTAAAACTATGAAAAGCGCCACAGAAGGGCTTTCCATTACATTATATAAGCAACTTCAACCATCAATTTTAAGCTCTGTCCAAGCAATAACTAAAATAATAAGATCTATTAATAGTTTCATTGAAACGCATCCGGGAGTTATCAAAGCAATTATATCAATCGCAAAGATAGCGACGCCTGTACTTGCACTGGCGGCTGCAATCGCGGTTGTAAATATCGCCCTTGCAGCGATGAACTTTATACTTGCGCTTAATCCGATAGTGCTTATAGCGCTGGGTATTACAGCCGCAATTGCCGCGTTAATAGTATTCAGAAAACAGGTTATAGCAATAGGCGCGGCAATAATAGGTTTCATGTTATGGCCGACATTGAAATTCATGGAGCTTTTAGGGAAAATACCGGGCCTTGGTGCATTGGGCAAGGCGTCAGAAGCGATACAGGGAGCTATAAAGGGGGCTATATCCGAGGGATTCGGCGGCGGCAACGCTGATATCAAGGTAACGGGAACGGGCGAGGGGATAGTTGCACCACAGGCGGCAATGACAAAAGAGATAAAGGAAACAAGCAAGGAAACCAGAAACAGACTTATCATAGAGGACAAAACGGGACGCGGCAGAATGGCAGAGGACGGCGCGCCCGGAATAATAGAAATGACTCCGAGGACGGCGGGCATGGACGAAGGCTTTGTCGGAACATGAGACTAACAAAGATAAAATCAACCGCCTCTAAAAGAGGGCTCAGAATAGCCATACATGAGCCATTGAAGGGGAAGGCAAGCGAAAACGAGATTGCTTCGCCTTTCGGGATAGATGCTAACCCATATCCTGGAATAAAGGGCGCTTTTGTCAGGGCGACAACCGCTGGGCGCGGGCTTATCATGGCATTCATAAACAGATTCCTTGCAACGCAGCCGGGAGAGATAAGGATTTACAGCACGGACGCGACGGGCAATGCGGTTTCAGCTTCGATGCATTTTAAAAATGATGGAAGTTATGTTATAGAGGGCCAGGGCACTATAAACGGGGATCTGGAAATAAACGGCAATATCGACATGACAGGCGATTTGGATATTGAGGGCAATATCAATATGACTAATGGGGACATAACAGTAACAGGAGGCGATGTCATAGCGGACGGTATAGGGCTTAAAACGCACAGGCATCTTGTGGGCGTTGTTCCAACATCGCCACCTATACCATGATATAATTGAATATGGAAATACTTTTAACAGAAACACACGATGGCGGCGATTTCAGGCTGATTGATACTTTCGACCAGGAAAACTCCTATGTTGATTTGGAGCTTGACGGCGGACTTTACAGTGCAGTTTATTTATCTCATTTCGGCGGAAACGTAGAGGCATCCACTACTGGAAACGAAAAGCCCGGAGAATTGCGCCTCGACTGGTTTGGAAACGAGCTTGTAAAGAATGAGCCTGAAAGACAGATGAACTCCGGCCTTGAGCGCGCGCTAAACGAATTGGAGATTACCAGCGGTAACCTTTTGCGTATAAGTGATTTTAGCGAGGACGATATAGACTGGATAAGGCGAAAGGGAATAGCTGTTAGCATTATTTCAGAAGCCTTTATAACGGGAGTAGATCGCATCGAAGTAAGGGACACGATTGAACAGCCCACGAATGATACCAGCTTCAATTTTAGCTGGGAATATGAAAAGCAAAGGACACTATCTGAATAATGCATATACCGACTACCATAGAAATCAGAGATTCTATCATTAATGCTTGGGAAAGCAGATTTTCTGAAATACAGGGTTTGCCTCGGGGCTCAATAAAGATTCAGAGATCATTCAAGTCTGCCCTTTTTGTCCTCGCCTCGGCAATCGCGCCAGTTATAAGGCTTGTTTATACATTTGGATTATGGATACTAAACCAGACAGACCCGCAAACGGCGGATGATGAAAACGTTGTGGATGGCGGACGTTTACAACAATGGGGCAGGCTATTGAAAGTAGGCGAACCCAAGCCGGGACAGGCCCCTAGATACACTATTGATATAGCCGGAACTGACGGCAGCACACTCCTTGCCGGTACTGCCTACAGAAGCAGCACCGGCAATATATATCTGCTTGAGGCTGAAATAACAATTGCCGGAGGCGCGGCCCAAGGCATTATAAAGGCCAGCGTTCCAGAGGATAGAGAAAATACTGAATATGCATTACCAATAGGCGCGGAAGTTATAACGGTTAATCCATTCTCGGGCATTGATAATCCTGCCATTGTGAGCGCGGTTGAGACTACCGCGACGGATGGCGAGGATATAGAAAAATCATACCGGCCCCGTGTTGTAAGCGTCCTGAGACTTGCACCACAGGGGGGCGCGAGGATTGATTATAAGAGATGGCCCCTTGATGCGGAAGGCGTGGCGGCATCGTATCCTTACAGCGATATAATAGAGCCCGGCAAAATCAACGTTTATATAGAGGCGACGCCGGAGGTAGACCCTGACGGAATCCCAACACAGGACGTGCTCGATGCCGCTTATGATGCGATACTCATTGACCCTGAAACCGGCCTCCAGCGCAAGCCGTTGTCTGACGTAGTGATTATGCTTCCTATTATGCTGCTTCTTTTTGATATAGAGATTGTCGGCCTTAATGCACCTGATATACCGGCCGCGCAATCAAGGATTAATGATGCCCTTGTAACGACGCTAAAGAATAAAAAGCCATTCCTTGATGGCGCTGATTTTCTGGACGAAAAGAATGATATTGTTTCACGCGCTGAACTTCTGGCAGTGGCCGTTTCCGCGATAAGTCAATTAGGCGGAACTATCAACGACCTGCTGCTTGAATTGAATACTATTCCTATTGACGTTTACCAGCTTGACAACGGAGAAAAATCAAAAGCGGGAAATATAATTTATTCATAATGGATTTCCAGAAAATTATAAGCAGTCATTTAACAACCGGCCGCGCATGGCTTCAAAGGCCATTCAAGGTAATGTCAGCTATCATCAGCGGAATTGGCGATGAACTGCAAAAGTATTACATTTACATAAATACTGTAAGAGATTCAATTTTCCCGTCCCTGATGGAAGAATCCTTTATACCGGATTGGGAATCAAGATTCAGGCTGCCTTTCAACCCGGCGCTTACTATCGCTGAGCGCCGCGCCAGGCTGGAAACACAATGGAATAACAGGGGTGGACAGACTCAGGAATATGTGCAGGACAAGTTGAGGGAAAGCGGCTTTGATGTTTATGTCACTCCGGGCGTTTATTCGGCCGATTTTCAATCGATACTAGGCGACGTAGTGCTGGGAGATTTCAACCTTGAGGGCATTGTATCGGGCTTTCTTGCTTCGATAGACCCATGCAATCAATTCATTACTGCCGGTGCAATACTTGGTGATTTTGTGCTCGGTGATAATTTGGTGCTTGATATTAACAGGCCCCGCATAATACAGAACCATATTGACGGCGAACTTGAAAACGAGGATTTCTGCCCTATTGACCCTTACAGGTGGAAATTCTTTTTTTACATATCCGGCGATCCTCTTGATATTACTGCAATTGCCAATATCCCGGCATCACGTTATAGCGAATTCCGGGAACTGGTTTTGAGATACAAGCCTATAAGGACATGGGCTTTGGCATCATTAAATCTTGTATAGGAGGACTCATGGGGACTGAACATTGCCAGGATCCTGAAAGCTGCCCGCCCAATAAAAATATATCGCAAAGGATCGCGGTAATGGATATGCAATACAAACAGATTAAAAATGATTATGCCAGGTTATCAAAGACCATAGAAGAAAATTCAATGCACATGGAAGCGGCGGTCGTGAACCTTGCAACAACGGCAACCGAGGTTAAATCGCTTGCAAAATCAATTCAGGAAATGGCAAGGATAAATGAAAAGGAGCATGGCAAACTTGAGGCAGAGGACAGGGCCTTACATGCCAGGGTAACTAATGCAGTAAATGAAAGCACCAAACTTGCGGGCAATATAAAAACATCCATAGCGGAAAAGATAGGCGACCTCAAGGTCGCGGACAAGCAGAACGAGGGAAAGCTCAGGAGCAAACTTGATATAGGCGAAATGCTCAAGCTGTTACTGCTTCTAAGCACAACGCTTGGAATATTCAAATACCTTTTACCGGCATTGGGCGGGCAATGAGCAAATCCGAAAATGATATAATTACGGCATGGGAAAAATGCAAAGGCCCCGAGCGCATAGCCTTTATAGAATACCTGAAAGAGACATACGGCAAGAACCTTTTGATAGCATTGGACAAGGAGGCGCTTGATGTATAAGTATTCGGAATCATCATTGCAGATAGTATCAGAACTGGATCCGTCCTATGAAGCACCCTTGATGGACGTAATCAAGATAATCGACATCAAGCTGCTTGAGGGCCGTCGAATCTGGGCCAGGCAGAATATGCTTTTTGACGAAGGCAGAACAACGGTTAAGTTTCCTGACAGCGCGCATAACCCGCTTAAAGACAATGACCGCGTTTTTGCCTTTGACGCCATGCCATACTATCCAGAGAAACCCCACGGTGTAGACTGGCGCGGAACCGGGGAGCTATGGGAAGCAATACAGCGCGGGGATGAAAAAGAGGCCGCCGAAATCATCGAGAACATAAAGAGGATGCGGCATTGTGCGGGCGTGATAATCGGAGTATTCAGAGCGCATAACATACCGCTTGTAAACGGCGCTGATTGGAATGGTGATAACAGGTTTGACGACCACAAATTTGTCGATTCGCCGCATTACCAGCATATGTACTGGAAGCGGTTAAGACAGCTATTGCAGGAGGGCAGTTATGGACGCTAAATGGAAGCAGATAATATCAAAGGTCGCGCCCATCGCCGCAACCATGATAGGCGGCCCGTGGGGCGGACTCGCGACAAAGGCTATAGGCGCTGTATTTAACCACCAGGGAGACACGCCGCCTGACGATGCACAAATGGCAGAGTACATAGAAAAGGCAACGCCAGAACAGCTTGTTCAGCTTAAGCAGATTGATTCCGAACTCCGTCTGAAAATGAAAGAGCTTGGAATCAAGGAGGATGAACTTGTTTTTAATGACAAGGCCGATGCCAGGGCAACGCATAAGGACTCGAAAATGCCGGGAATACTTTCAATACTTCTTACCATAGGGTTTTTCGGCTCTCTTGCGGCAATGTGCTTTGTGGAGATTCCCGAAGCAAACAAGGCCATAGTCAATTACATGGTGGGCTCATTGGGCACAGCATGGATAGGCTCAATGCAGTATTTCCACGGCACGACGCTTGGTAGCCATACAAAAACAAAGCTCATGGCTTTGAAATAGAGGAGGAAAAGGCAAATGTTCAGACTAGACAACCTTGGCATTGTAATAGAAGCGCCATCGGCCCCTTACCCATACGGGCGGCTTATAAACAGCAACCCGCTTGGAAGCGGAAACGGCAGCCCGGCAATTGCAGAATGGGCAAACGACCCCATACTTGGAATGTATGCGGCTCTTGACCATTTCGGTTTGATGCCTTCTGACTTGCAGGAACAGGTCGGGGATAGCGATCTTGTGCGAATACTGGAGGCTGTACTTCCGGTTGGCGCATTTATTGATTTTGGAAGTGATTCAGATCCGGCGCTTCTGAATGTTCGTGCGCTTGTATGTGACGGCTCGACCATAAGTCAGGCGACATATCCCGAGCTATACGCGGCAATAGGCACGAAATGGAATACTGGCGGCGAACCAGTCGGAACTTTTCGCCTTCCCGCCGCGCGTGGAAAATTCAGGAGAGCTTTTGACGCCGGGGCAGGAGTAGACCCGGGCCGTGTTTTTGCCGCACCGCAAACCGACCAGATGCAGGGGCACAGGCATTGGAACGGAGTTAGACAGTCAGTTGCAGGATCGGTCGCAAACTATGGCGATACAACCGATGAAATAACAGCCGGTCAGACAGTTGGTTACAGCGCTGTTCCTGCCGTCGACCAGGGTATTTCATCCGAGGCTAAGAACTCAGGAATTTACAGTACGCCGGTAAGGGTAGGAAATGAAACCAGGCCGATAAACTATACAGGCTATGTCTGGATAAGGTACTAGGGAGGGCAGATGAAAAGCATAACATATAATATATCTAGCAATGGAAACAGGATAGCACTTGGCATATCGTCCGCAAAGATAGACCCGCGCGAAACCAGGAATGCGGCTATCACCGCATTACAAACGACTCCCGAGTATGCCGAACTTCTGGCCAGAATCACTACCTATAACGATTATATCAATCAGCTAGTTGCTGATGGCTACAAGGTGGGCAAGCCTGACACATTGCCTTCGGCGATTTTAACCGAAATGCAAAACAAGCTAACCCTTGTGGCCCAGCAGCAGGCAACCTTAAGGCAGATGGAGGCTGATTACATAGCGGCAAATCCCATCTATCTGACGCCTATGGAATCAGTGCTTGTGGACGATGCAACGGCGGATCTGGTAAGCGCAGATATGGTCGAAAACAAGTATGTAAAAATCAACGTTGACGCTAATGGAGATTTTACCGGCCATGTTCAGGCCGATAGCGTCAGAGGCACTGTTTACAGGCTGCCGAATTCACTTAGCTGGATATCAGCGACCGAGCCTGACGAGGACATACCGGCTGAAGCCCTTTATGTGGAACCAGACCAGGCGGAGATCGACATAATCGAAGCCAACAGGATTGACGGACTCACTGCCGGTGAAAAGGCAACGGAAAAGGCAACCATGAATGAGATTGCACAAAACCAGTATGTGCATGACAGCACTATGGCAGATATTCTCGGGACGCAACAGGAAATAGACGATGCAAAGGCGGCGGCTTTACAGGCCTATAACAATAGGCTTGCAGAGCTTGACGGCATATACGGGCCATAGGCTGCCGCCTGCCGCATGGGCTGGAGGCGAACTGCCCGCCTCTGGCCCTTATTTTTTGCTTGACAATACAATGTAATAAATTACATAATACGGCATGCTGATTAAAACGCTTCTGGATTTGGGCATATTGGTTAAGCGAGAGCGCCGGAAATCAGGCCTCAGCGGCCAGGCAATGGCCGAAAAGGCGGATTTAGACCAAGGCCATATAAGCCGTATCGAAGGCGGCAAATCAAATGTGACACTGAAAACCCTTATCAGGATAGCCGAAAGCACGGGAAAGCGCCTCTACGTTTATTTTCGTTAATTACAGGGGCATTCTGAGGCCCCTGATTTAAACAGCGAAAGGGCAGGGCATGAACACGATAGGCGATATGTTGTCGTACAAGGGCATTTTTCTTGAGGCCTACACAGACCCGGAAACGGGTTTTACCTCAATAGGCCTACTCAACAAAGACAATACCGGCATTTTCTCTATAGCAGTAAATTCATTCAGGCCAGGCAAGGCAACTAAAATCAAAAACGCTTTAAAGGAGGGCAGCGAATAATGACAGGAAAGAAAAAGGGCATAAAGGATTTCGCGGTCGGCCGTAAGGACGAATTCAGATTACGGCCGGAGGATTTGAAGGTCGACCCGAAATGGAACGTCAGGGGAAAGACCGCCGAGCTTAAGGAGCATATAGAAATGCTTTCAATCAGTATCGCGGAACTTGGAGTTTTGCAGGCATTGACAATCCGCTTTATTGACAATGAACCGTGGATAACTGACGGCTTTTGCAGGCATGAGGCAGCATTGCTTGCCATATCAAGAGGGGCCGACATCAAATCCGTGCCAGTGAAGCTGGAAGAAAGATATTCAAACGAGGCCGACCATGTGCTTTCGATGCTTACCAGGAACAGCGGCAAGCCTCTTGAGACAATCGAACAGGCATTGGTTGTAAAGAGGCTGCTTGACTTCGGCTGGTCGGTTGACGAGATCCGGCAGAAAACGGGCAAATCCATCACACACATGAACAATCTGCTAACGCTTCTTTCCGCGCCGCCTCAGATTGTAAAGCACCTGAAATCTGGCAAGGTTTCCGTCCGCTTTGCAATGGAAGCCATGAAGGAACACGGCGACAAGGCGGCAAGCGTGATTGAAAAGGCCATAGGCAAGGCCGCCGAAACCGGAAAGAGCAAGGCCACAAAAAGAAGCGCGAAGGAAAAAACCCCGCGCATCCGCTGGGACAAGCACGGGCCTGAAAGCCTTTCCCTTATAGACAAGCTGTTCAGGGCCTTTGACGCTGCCGAGAGCGTGCCCGATCCTATCGCGGATGCGATTATGGAAATCAAAAACTATCTTGAGGAGGCGGGAATCAAGATAGAAGCGGCGGCGGCT